CAGACACCACCGTGTCGCCTGAATTGCGTCACCCCGAAGACAGGCGACACGGTGGTGTCTGATGAGGTGGCCGCCACCGTCCAAGCCATCAACGGCGTAATGTCCTGGGACATCTGGACCCGGACCGTGCCGTTGGCGGTCGTCGTCGATGCGTAGGTGCCGCGCACGTCGCCCGTTGTCGACGTTGCGGTCACGGTCGCCCCCAGCGTTACCGCACCGGTAGATGCGATGACGGCCGCGGAGGCCGTGCCCACGACGTTGTAGTACACGCCCAAACCGGTCCTGCTCAGGAGAAGCGGGAAACCGAAGGTGTCGATGAACCCAGCACTGATGCCGGTACTGGTTATGCCGGCCACGGCGCCGACGGTCGAATACGAAATCGCCGAGATGTATTTGAACGCCTTTTTGGACGTCCAGACGTAATCGGTCGCATTAGACGACGTCGGCACCGAAGCTGACTCGGTAATCTTGAAACCGTACATATCACGGCCCGCCCAGCTCACTTGCTGGATACCGCAGGTCGTGACCGTAACCTGGACAAGGCGCCCCGTGCCCGCGGCAGGGTTCCACACGGCGACTATGCCATTGCCGGCGGTCGACCCGTAGATCAGCGTGGCCGCCGTGCTGTCGATCGCAAACACCGAAACAGCTTGGCCGGTTTCCGGCGCAATAATGGTGGTCGGGATATTCCCAGCTGCGGATTTGCTGGTGAAGATAGTCACGCTGTTGCCGGCGGGCACCTGCCCAGCCGCACCGGCGCCGTTCGCAAAAGCGACCGAGCTGGCGGCGAGGGGCGCGAAATCGACCATCGCGCGCCCCTGGTAGAAGGAATTGACGTCGATCCCCGGCCCCGAACCAGGCTTATAGGAATACGCAGGGCGCGGATCCATTGTCGCCTGTCCGAGATCGAACATGCTCGGACCGCGGTCGGGATTATATTCCTGGACGGCCCCGGAACTGGTCTGCGTAATTCCGAATGCGACGAGGGGCCCGGTATAGCCGGTAAGGGGCATGATGCGAGCCTCCAATTACGAAGTCGGGAACGTGCCCCAAACATGGCGCCAGTCATAGTAGGTCGGGATGTAGCGCTGATATCCCTTGACCAGCAGGTTGTCCGTTGTGAACTCCACCGACATATCAGATTCGAACGCCTTGCGCTGAAAGAACACAAGTCCCGCGATGTTGGTACAGACAAACCACGCAAAGGAAGACGTGAGATAGTCGTATACCATGTAGCCCTTTTTGAAGGACTGCTCCATCTCGCGCACGGCGTTGATGTCGTTGTTGCCGGTGCCAACCCGCAATTCCGACCGGAACAAGCGTGCCGCAATCGGTTCCAGAGCCGCCGGCACAACGAGTTGTTCGCCGCGAGCGTGGATCTTGAGGCCGGCATAGTTCTTCCAGGTCGACCGGATGGCAATCGCCGCGTTAAGCAGCGACGTCTCGTTCAGCGATTGATCCGGAGAAGGCTGGTTGGCGATCGAACCGCCGTCAATCGGGTGGGCGGTTGAGAATAGAGCGACGCCGTCACCTTGGACTGCCGCATTGAACACGGTGCCGTTGTTGAGAACGTTCGCGGCATAAACCTCTTCGGTTTCCTTGAACGCCTCCATCAAGCCGTCATTGTTCGGGCCGAACTCACTCTTGTATAGGTTGTCGTCAATCGCTTTTCGCGTGATGGCATACATCAACCCTATCTCAAAATGTTCGGCGTTGTAGACGAAGCGCTGCCCCGAATTATTGTCGGCGGCGGTCGGAGCGCCTTCGTTCTTGAGCTGGGCGTAGCCAAGGAAGCGGACCGCGACGCGCCGTTCAAGGGCCATCTGCGAATCGACGGATTTGAAGATCTGCGGCCATTGCCGCTCGATCATCTTATACTTTCCGTCGATGCCCCACAGACCGGGAAGAAGCAGGTCGCGGATTTGAGAGAGTGCTACAGGCATGGTCGCGACTCCTTACGAGCTACGCGCCGTCAAACTGAGACGGTCGCAGTTGTTAAGGCGGACGATGACCATGTTCGCCACGTTGGTGTTGTCCGTGCCGTTGATGAAAGCTGCGGTGCCGACAGCGGGCACGGCAGGTGGAGCATATGCCGAGTAGAAATCGACAATGCGGAAGGGAAGGGTGTTGGTCGAACCTACAGTGGAAGACAGCAGTTGTGCGTTCGACAACCCCGTTGTGCCGTTAGCAGATGAATAGCTGCCAAATCCAGCGTTCAGCCCGATAAACGACGACGTGAACGCGGCGCTGGTCGAGCCTTGGACCAGAAAATTCCGGCTTGGGTCATCAATAATCCAACAGCGGACGTCGCCGGTCGAGCCGGTGACAGCGCCGTTGTAAGAGTTGGACCAGACGACGCGCCCGGCGGTCGGAATAAACTGCTCGCATCCTTGGAAAATGCCGCGGATAAACCCGATACCGGAAGAACCAATTCCAGAAGTGATGCCGGTGATATAGTTGCCGGAAAGATTTGTGCCGCCGGCTGATGACGTCGCAATCGGATCGCCACGCAGAATAATGGACGCATCAGTCGACGCAATCCAGGCCGGCGTCATACCTGCGGTCGGAGAGCCGCCTTCCTGGCGACCAAACTCCTGGAATCCACCGGTCGGGGCGGTAAGGGTATTTGCCATGAAATGGCTCCTACTGCTGACCGGAGCTTGGCGGGCGGCGCCAAGTCGATCGAGTGAGCCATCACGGCGGGTGATGGTGGGAATTCAAAGTCGACTACCCGGGTAGTCGACCGTTCACTTAACATTTACCTAAAAATATTCTCCTGCGCAAGATCAGTAATTGATATCCTTGGGCACCTCGATGCCCTCCCTCGAAATCGATATCTTATTCTGCCGTGTCGCCGACGGATGGTTGCCGCCTGGGATATTCAAGCCAGCGCCAAGCTCTGCCACCTTGATCCGCAACGGCTCGTCGGCCACTCGGCGATCCCGCGCCTTGGCCTTCTCATGGATGGCAATCGGCCGGGCAACCAGCATGCAATCCTCAACGCAGATCGTGTCATCCGTGCCTTTCGGCATGAACAGCCCGTCAAGAATGCCATCAAAGTCCGTGCCGTTGACCGGCGTCCAACCGCCACGGCGGAAGCGCGCGATCTCCTGCGGCGCATCCTGCCCGCGCACCGATCGCGTCACCCACTGCAAGGCAACGCCGTCCCGCGCAAGCGCACTGACAATGTGCTGAGGAATAGCGAGCCGATCGATTTCGCTGGCCAGAAGTTCGTCACCAGTATCATCATCCCAGTTCGGTTTGGCCTTCATCTTGCTCCAGATAGAAGGACGCTTTGACGTCTCTGGATCATCCTGTACTGGAGCGCCCGACGAGCGACGGCGACGGATTTCAGTCATCGTTGTTCTCCATAGTGTCCGGACGCTTTGGCTTCTCGCAACCGCAGCACCCCGCGGGCGTAGGTCACTTCGTCTACCCCTGAGATACGCGCGTGTTCGCGTTGTTCAGGCGTAAGCTCGACGCGCGTGGGCGCTGCGGCCCCGCCAGTCGGCGATGGCGCAGATCTCTGCACCGGGGCGCTCACGGGCATGCTGTTTCCTTTTCTCTCAATAGCCGGTTCTAGCGCTGCATCGGCGCTACGATACCCCAATTCACTTTCCAACGCCGCGAAATATTCCGGGGTGTCAATCGCGATGCCGGCTTTGACCGCCTTGTGATGCGCCCAGCCGAGTCCGTTATTTTTGACCGGATCCGTCATGGCATCGGGATGGGATTTCAACCAGCTCTTCTGACTCGGCGACAGCTGGTGCATGGTGTCGATGTACTGATCGACCGTCAGCTGTGGCTGCGTCCGCTGCTGTTGACGAGGCTGTTCGGTTTTGAGCGTTTCACGTCGCTGGTCGAGATACGCCTTGTTATCCTCGTAGCGCGCGAGATAGGCCGAAGCGGTCGACATCCGGCGTTGTGCTTCCGCGGCCGCGGCGTAGTCCTGCGCCTCCATGGCAACGGCGTAGTCAGTCTGCGCCTTGTCGCCATCGGCTTTTGCCGCTGCAATGGCGTTGACCGTCTCGTTGTAAAGCGCCTGTTCTTCCGCGACTTCAGCTCTCGCAGCCGTGTTCGCATGTTCGTTGGCGATGCGGATAGCTTCCGCCGTCTGCCGCTGCGCTTCCGCCGCTTGGGCGCGCGACAACGCTTCAGCGGCTTTAAGATCATCGAGCTGCTTCTGAAGCGGGTTGGGGGCTTCCGTTTCGGGCGCCTGCTCAACAGGAGGAGGTGCTGTTACAGAAGCAGCGCTGCTTTCGGCGGCGACCTGGATTGGCGGATCAGTCAGTTCGATCGTAACCGGCTCACTGACCGGGGTAAGGGCTGCTTCTTCGGCGGTACGAGCGGGTCTAATTTTGGGCATCAGAACACCAGATTCGGATCAGAAATGCGCATGCGGATGCGCTCATAGGGAATGAGCCGGCAAGGGGCGTTGTTAAACTGAATCGGCCAGCCGTCCTTAATGTTGAACGCGACCCAGGTGCCGATCCTGGCGTTCGCCCCTTTGTCCTCTTCCCATTCCGACCACGCCAGCGGGCCCTTTTTCAAAACCAAGCCGGTTTTGGATTGCCACTCGTCTTCCTTGACGTTGTCAGACGGCTTGATGATTCCGCCAGGAGTTTTCTCATTCTGGATGAAAGTGCCGACCAGCACGAGATCGCCAAAGACTTCTTCCTTGTCGAGATCTCCAACAGCTTCCAGAATGGCACGCCTGGGATCGTCCGCTTGCGCCAAAGTTGCAACTTTACTGGCTCCTAAAACCGGCATTTAGCCTCCATTGTTTTCGCCGTCTATTTCCTGTGAAATCTTGAGCGCGTCCGCCAATCCTTCGACGCGCCCGACAATTTGCCGGTACGTCGCATAATCAGCCGCCGGAACAGTCACAATCTGCTGCCCCAACTCTGCGATGCGCTCCTCAATCCGTTCTTCCAGCAACCGGCCATGCCGGCTGTATGCCGTCATTTACCAGCCTTCTGCAAACGCCCAACGCCTGATTCTGCCCCGGCCGTCGGAAGCCGCCCGCCGCGAGCGTACTTGCCGCCGTGCGCCACGGCATCGCTCTTGGACGATGAGCGCGAATAGGCGCTTCCCGTCGCATGTTTGCTGGCGCCGGCCGGCTGTTCCTCAAGAATCTTGCTGACGCGTTCGTAGGATTTCTTGGTTTCGCGGTGTTGTTTAAAAGGATGGCTCATTTCCTGATCTTCCCATAGTTGGAAACCTGCCGGGCCGGAGATCCAACAAACACCTCCGCCGGCTCCTTGGCTGCGTCCCCGAGCTCCGTACGCTTGTAATCGGCGATGCCTGGCATCGTCATTTTAGATTGCTGGTGCGCAATGCGCTCCGCGCGATCGGGCGGGTATTCACCGGGCTTGCCGACCATGCGTTCTAGCTTGGAATGAAAATCCTTACGGGCATCGCCTTGGTTAGGATGTGCCATCAGCTCTTTCCTTTCGGCTTGCG